AATGCAATGTGCATAGTTCTTAGTTCACAGTGAATCCACTATTTATTACAAACGCTAAATAGTAAACACATGAAAAAGCACATAGTCAACTACTTGAAACACTTTAATAAATGTCCTGACGATGTTTTCCTTTGCGAAGCGTGCGGAGGAAACACAATGATCTCATTCCACCATATTATATATAAGAGTCACCAAGGGGGAGATGAAGTAGAAAACGTCCTGTGTTTGTGTGGGAGTTGTCACGACATGGCACACTTCAAAACAAAACCACATCTAACGCAAGACGAACTAAGGTCTATTCACTTGACTTTCATGGAGAACAAGAGTAAGAATTGAGAGAATATCCTAACGGAATTAAAACTTTTAAATAATTTCTAACTATGATAGAATACAACCGATGACACTACTCCACACTATTGTTCTCAGTTCCCCCCCACTATCAAGGAGTAGTGTCTTTTGGTGTGGGGGATTTGAGAATATTTTTTAACACCATACACCATGACAAAGGCTATAAAGGCTACGTCAAGAGTCGCAATCGGAAAGAAGCTACGGTTCTCTGTATTTGAGAGAGATGATTTCACTTGTCAGTATTGTGGGAAGAACCCCAAAGACCACGACATTATTTTAAATCTCGATCACGCTGTGTCTGTAAAAGATGGTGGCGACAACAGCGAAGACAACCTTATTACTTCGTGCTGGGACTGTAATATAGGGAAGGGGGCAACAAGCGTTGTAAGAAAGGAGGGGAAAAGGGACGTTGAGGATGAGCTGAGAAAGGCAGATGAAAGGCTTTCGCAAATCAAGGCTATGATAAAAAGCAAATCACGGCTGAAAGAGGCAGAGGTGGAAATAGAGAGGCTTGAATATGACTTTGTTTCTTGTTTTGATATTTTCTCAAACGATGACGGCTATAATACAACATCATCAGCCATTCTCTCTCTACTAAAGAAAAGAAGAAAGGGGGGTGTCTCGCTTGAGATACTTTGTGATTCAGTAGAGGTGACGTTTAATAAATTCGGCGAGGAAGACGAAATAAGAACAACAGATGTTGTAAAATATCTGAGTGCTGTTATTAGAACTAAGTCGCTTGAGAAAGAAGACCCAGTTGGGGCTGAAATAAAAAGACAACAAGTTGGCGCCTATTATAAAGCGTGTAATGAGTTTAATTATGTTAATAGGACTATGTTTTTCTTTTTTATAGAAGAACTTGGGGTTCCAACACTAGAATCGTTTATCTCTTCGTCACGAAACTGGTCTGAGTTTCGAGAGTTGTGCGAAGATGCTCTTAACCCATCTGAATAATGGCTAAACAAAGATATATCAGTTCCGATTTTTGGGTTGACTCTTATATTCAAGAACTATCAACAATGGAGAAGCTCTTGTATATTTATTTATTTACAAACTCTCACATTGATCTGTGTGGTGTTTATGAAATCACAAAGAAGACGATGTGCTTTGAGAGTGGCATAGGCATTGAAACCCTTTCAAAGGCTTTGGAACGATTTAAAAAAGATGACAAAATATTCCACGATGTCGGGTGGGTTTGTATTAAAAACTTTCAAAAACATTTAAAAGTAAACCCAAATATTCAAAAAGGGATAAAACGATCACAAGACCTTATCCCAACTGACGTTCTGGAACGGTTTGAAACCCTTTCAAAGGATACTACACCTATACTTATACCTAATGGTATTAACTTAGACTTAACAGAACAACCTACACCTAAACCAAAAATGGACGTGGAGGAAAATCTTATTTTTAAAAAACTAAAGAAATGGCTAGAAGGAATGGAAAGCACAAAAAGCCCTATTGGACTTACTCACTTTTATTGGAAAATGTACCCAGAGGAAATAATATCTGCCGCGCTCAAAGACTCGATGTGTACAACTTGTTCAAAGTTTGGCGAGAAGTGTGAGTTCTTAGTGGCACAAGAAAAGAAGGTTGAAAAAAAAGAAAAAGAAAAAACGTCAATATAATACACTTGCTTAAATTTAATAATAGGAGTAGGGTTAGAGCAATGAATGACCCCAGAACAGCACCAAGAGACAACCCTAATTATTTAAAAACTTTCAGAAACTCTATGCGTAGAAAACCACCAGTAAACACAAAGGTAAAAATCACTGCCCCAGCAGGTCAAAAAGTAACACAAGACCAAATCAACAAGACAATAGATAAAAAGAACAAGAACGACTGGATTTTGTGTTGGGAGAGTAAAGGAAGTGATCACGAAAAATGGGATGAGAAAGACCCAGTATTTGTCACTCCAAATAGAACGGTAGTTAATATGCTATTTAAGAAAGAGGATTAGTCGTCAAGCGAGAGTGGTTGCGTGAACAATAAAAGTATGCTAACCTTAAATCATGAATTTACCAACAATCGAGAAACATGGAGACAGTTTTCTAGTTAAGTTTAAATTCAAGACGGTCAAAGAGAAGCAAAAGTTTCTATTGATCTCAGACCTACATTTCGATTCACCTTTGTGTGATAGGAAGCTACTCAAGAAACACCTAGAGCAAGCCAAAGAGCAAGGAGCGGGCATTCTAATGTTCGGAGACATTTTTGATGTAATGAGTGCCAACACGGATAGAAGGTCTACCAAAGGAGATGTCAGACCAGAATATATTAAAGCAGACCATTTCGGAGAGATACAAAGAGATTTTGAACAATTCATTACTCCGTACAAGGATAATGTTTTATTTCTATCCCCTGGAAATCACGAACTCTCTAACATAAACCACCAAGAAATAAATATCCTTTCTTACACTGCTAAATCAATAGGGTGTCAGTATGGTAAGTATCTAGGGTTTATAAGGTTCAACGCTCGGTGTAATCTAGGTAACACCAGAAGGGATACACTCATGTTCTACACTCACGGAAAGGGGGGGAATAGTCCTGTCACTGGAGGAGTGCTAAACGCTAAACGTAGGGCGGCATGGGTAAGTAACGCTGATATTATAATCTCTGGACATCTACATAAATACTGGAACTTCCCCGTAGCTACTCTCGGAATAGATCAGACTGGAAAGTTCAAAAGAGGTGAACAAACTCATGTACAACTTGCAGGATATAAAGACCCAACAAGAAACATGAACTCATGGGATATGCAGGGGGAAATGCTCTCAGACCTCGGTGGAGCTTGGCTAGAATTCACAGCAAGCAAGGCAGATAACACATTTAATACATCCTATGAAATCAGGAGAGCAAATTGACTTGACAAACACTTGCTATTATGAAAAGATTGTGCTACAGTTAAATCGTTCTCTCTGGTTTTGGGTAAGTCTAATGGCATTATGGCTGAGATAGACACTCCAATATAAACAGCAACAAGAAACAGACCGTCTGCGGAAACAAGTTGCAAATTCTTACCCAAAACCAGAGAGAACATACATAACCAACCTATATCATGGTGGATGCTAATACGGGATCGGATAACTCTGGGCACAGTAACTCTGGGAACTGGAACTCTGGGTACTGGAACTCTGGGAACAGTAACTCTGGGAACAGTAACTCTGGGAACTGGAACTCTGGGGACAGGAACTCTGGGAACAGTAACTCTGGGTACTGGAACTCTGGGATATTCAATACAGACGAACCAAACATGCGGGCGTTTAACAAAGAAACTAATATTAAAATGTCTGACTGGAGAAACAGCGAAGACTATGTTTATTTCGATATTCCTATTAATAAATGGAAATTATATAGAGACCTATCAAAAGAACAGAAAAAAGAACACGATTACGCAAAAACAACTGGTGGCGCACTTATTACATTAGAATACAAAGAAGCGTGGAACGTTTGGTGGGAAGAGAATAAATCAGACGACATGATTAAAAAGATTAAGAAAACACCAAACTTTGACGCTAAAATATTCGAGGAAATTACAGGAATTCAAATAGATGAGAAAGAAGAAATGGTAGAACTAGACGGAAAGAAATACTCTAAATCTACTATCAAAGAAGCACTAAAAGAATATGTTAAATAATCACTAACCAACCTATATCATGGCAAAAATCGTAGAACTCATTTACACAGAAGATCGCCGAGGTCTTGGTCAAAGGGAAGACGACCCAATTAGATTGTGTCCTCAGTTATGGACGAAAGACGGAAAGCGTGTTGCAGAGTTAGATGACCACAAGAGGGAATCATTTTTTAATGGATTATAAATAGAACCACTTAACAATCTAAATAAGATGGAAAAGAAAATAAAACCCCTAAATAACTAATAACATGAAGAAGATAGAACCGATAACAGCGCCAGACGAAAACTCAGTTCATTTCAACCTATATGGCAGAGACCTAGCAACAATAATAAACCAACTAATAGAAAACCAAAACGAATTAATAGAAGAAAGAAAAAGAGGAATAAAAAGAGACATAGACTTTCTAAATAACGAGGCAGAAAACTTAATCAATAAAGCAAAATGAAAACTACTTATTGTATTAGCGGAGAAATGAGAAGTGGTAAAGATACTGCCGCGAACTATCTATGTGACAAACTAGAATGTAGAAAATACGCTATAGCAGAACCACTCAAAAAGATGGTAGCTAACCTCACAGACACAACCATTGATCAGCTCGACAGGTTCAAGAACGAGAACTGGGACTTCAGGGCATATAAAGATGACAACAGTGAAGCGAAAACAATGTCATTTCGGAAAATGTTGCAATTATGTGGGGACGAACTGAAGGAATTCTTCGGTCTTGACTGTTTTATGCGGAAACTCCATTTAAAGCTATTAGAAGAAGATAACAGCTACGCTGTAATATCTGATGTACGACTAAAAGAAGAACAAGATTGGCTCACAGCACACACCAACCCAATTTTTATAAAAATTGTGCGCGATACAGAAACTAACGAAGATTCTACACACCGAACAGAATCAGAAGTAGGAAAACTTGGATATGATGTCAAAATAGAGAACAATGGAACTATTGAAGAACTCTACGAGAAGCTAGATATGATACTCCCTAGCCGAGAACCAGAACAGATTATTAAAGATTATTGTCTTAAAAAATGAGAATAAAACATTACTGGCAACGGGCAACAAGAGGATACTCAGATGAAGACCTATGGGGATTTCAGGACTATCTATCAGTAATGATACCAAGTGCCCTTAGAAGACTTAAAGAAATGAACAGTAGCTGTCTCAGTGATCTATATGACGAAAAGAAAGTAAACGATGAGTTTCATAAGTGGAACGAAATATTAGAGGAGATAGCACAAGGGTTTGAAGCTACTAAGAACCCAGATTGTATGTATTGGGATAAAGCAAAAGAAGGATATATGGAAATGAAATACGACAAGAAAAAATCAGCCCAACAAGCCAAGAAGTTTGAAAGAGGGATGGATTTATTCAAAGAATACTATTATAATTTATGGGATTAAGTTGTAAAAAACACCTTTAAAATGCCAAGCGAAACAATAGTAACAGTTCAACCAACAATAACCTATGATGATACAGAAGCGGTACAAATATCTGTGGATTTTTTCGAGGAAGCAAGGAGGTGAAAATTTAGCTTGACAAACACTTGACAAAGCATAGTGAGTTGTGATATGATAAGAGCATGAAAAAAGATATAGAAAGAATAATAGACTCACTAGCGGATAAGACTCTGAGCTTTGGCACACTAATAAAAACAGCAAAAGGAACGGGAAGATTGTGTTGATGTTGGGATAATCGGAGTAAGCACAATAGAGGTATCTATGAGTAAAAACAAAGACGAACCACTCGGAGAATTCTTTTTGCGTGTAGCTAAAGAGAAAAAATATATAATATAAAGAAAACTTGCAACCATGATTAAATAGCTTTATAATTATATCGTATATGTATTCTCATGGGATTTCAAAAAGGCAACAAACACGGACACAAAGGAGCAGGGGTTAGAGACCTAAAGAACCAGCAATGGGAACAAATAGGCGAGTATCTAACGTCCGAAGGGAGTGTTAAATTCCTAGAAGAACTAGGAGCGTTGGACGGGAAAGACTATCTCGGTGCTTATAAGGATATACTAGAATACTTCAAACCCAAAAGAGCAAGGGAAGATGGGAAAGGAAACGCTGATACTGGTACAACGGTCTTTATCTCTGCTGAACACAAGAAAGAAGCAAAGGAGGCGATAGCTAAATATCTAGACGAACAATGAAACTAGACCAACAATCACTTTCGGCCGCACTAGCCATGGCTAGTTGTTGGATATGTCCCAACTGTGGCAAGGGAGCGAATCTATGCTCTGGGTGGTGCGCAAAGCATGAAATGGTGTGGCACAAATGCCCTCATTGCGATTTCTACAACAAGACTATTGGTGATATTGGCGCAGCTATTTGTAGTCATTGTAGCAAGGGGTCTAGAACTAAAGAATTCCTAACGCTTAGTGATTTAGAGAAGGAGGATTGACATTTACAGAAACAATGTACAGTCTTTTGATCTGCCCCGTGAGCAAGGTTGCCTTTTTGAGTGTATGAGTGTGACTTGAAAAATGGTAAAAAGTACTACTATTTACGAAATGCTTGACTTTCGAGAGCGAAAAAGCTAGTATTAGGGCATGGAATATAGAAAAAAACCAGTTGTGATAGAAGCGTTTCAGTGGAGAATAGATGAAGTCCCTAGTTGGTGGAAAGGAAGGTCTGATAAGTTTGAAATGGACAACAGTACTGGATCTGTTTTTATTGCTACAATGGAGGGTGTCCACGAAGCAAGGGTTAACGACTTTATTATCAAGGGAGTAAAAGACGAGCTTTATCCCTGCAAACCAGATATTTTTAAATTAACTTACGAACCCTTAAAATAAAAAAAAGAATAATCTACACCGAAACAGAAAACCACATGGAATTACTGTGGAGCGAAGAATTGTCTTCGCTGGAAGTATTAGAACTTACTGTAAACGCACTATCAGACGCAGTAAAAACCCACGCAAAAGCAGAACGCGTTGCCCCAACTGAAGCGTGGGAAAGTGTTGTAAAATTTATAAACAATCAAATCAAAGACAATAACTGGCGAATAGAAAAAAGTGATAAAAAAGGATTTGAATATGTTATTAAAAAAACACCAAAAGCGACTAACGTATTCTAAATGAGTGATCTCCAAAAAATACTTATTGCAGATGGCAAGGAACAAGTAAGGGCTATGTTCGCTTTTGATTTAAGTGAAAATACAGACGATGAAATAGTTTTTAAGTTTAACATTTGGGTACGTCATGAGTTCCCAAAACAGTTCCCCGATAAAGACGCACCATTTCATGACACAATAGACCATGAGAACCTACTTGCTTATCGTGGCGAGATTGATTCATTTACAGACATAGTATTCAGAGATGGAGCTAAAACGACTCGAACAAAGATGTTCATGGCTTTTTGTGTGTTATGCGATCAAGGACATTATAGGAAGTTTATTAAGGTATTGACGAAAGACGCTGCTAATAGCAAGCAGTTCGTTACTGATGTTTATAATATTTTAGTGAACAGGAAAACAAAAAACCTTTACCCGAACACATTTGCTAAGACAGACGCAAAACGAGAGGAATCAATGGGAGCGTTCACGACCACAACGGGTATTAAATTTCTTGCTGACACTGTTGGGACTGACCAAAGGGGAGCAGTACAGGGAGATGAAGAAAGTTCACGACCTGACTTGATACTCTTTGACGATTTCGAGACACGAAAGACACTGAGAAGCGCAGTAGAAACAAGTGCGATCTGGGGAAATATGGAAGAAGCGAGAACAGGATTAAGCAAGAATGGGTCATGTGTTTATAATTGCAATTACATCTCAGAACGAGGAAATGTACATAAACTCGTAACAAGAGCAAGGAAGAACCCAACACATCATTTATTGATTCAGCCAATCCTTCAAGACGGAAAACCAGCATGGGATAGGTTCTCAATGGCAGACATTGAAGTAATGAGGAACACTGATGATGATTTTGCAGGAGAACGAATGTGTGAGCCCTCGGCTGGGTCTGATATTCTATTTGACAGACAAACACTCAAAGAACTCACCATAAGAGAACCAATTAAGACGTTGGCAGGATTTAAGATGTTTTGGGAATATAACGCAGGACATAGATATGGAATGGGCGCGGATATAGCGGGAGGAGTTGGGCTTGATAGTTCGGCTGATGTAACGATTGATTTTTCAACTATTCCTGCAAGAGTAGTAGCCACTTATCAGAGCAACAAAATCAAACCCGATGTATACGGAGATGAGCTAGAGCGACACGCTCGATTGTTCGGAGAACCCATTGTAGCCCCAGAGAACAATAAATTTGATATGTGTATAGGGCGACTGAAACAGATTTACAATAAGATTTACTACACCCAACCCAAAGACTCGGCGAACACGGGAGAAAAGACAGACAGAACAGCAGCAACGTATGGTTGGAACACAAACAAACTCACAAAACCAAAGATGTTATTTGATCTCAAGAAAGCAGTAGAAGACGGGCTACTTGAACTCATTGACGCAGACCTTATCGCCGAACTAAAATCATATACTCGTGATGACCTGATGGATAACGAGGTTGATTCACGACTTACAACGCGACACTTTGACCTATTAATGGCTTGTGCTATTGCGTGGCAAATGAAAGATTGGGCGACAGTTATTGACAAACAAGAAGAACAAGTAACAGAATCAGATAACCCGTTTGATCAATTTCCTTCTTGACTTTAGGGGCAACAAGAGCTAGTATTTAGACATGAAAAAATTATACAATCGCATTTGTAAGTTGTTTAAGAAAACCAAACGAATACAATTAGAACACAAGGGAAAATATCTTGCCTATCCTAGGGTTGAATATCAAAAATATCAGTTGGGAAAGGGAGATTGCCTAGACATAACATTGATTAATACTTGTGACATAGATTTACGCGACAACACACTAAGCCACTCAGAAGAGAGGCATCGGTCGACTACCGAGCTAAGGAAACACTTTCTGGCAACAGAAGTACACATTGAGCTAGTTGGTAGCAAGTTTAAAGTATATCTTATTGGGAAAGGCGGCAGAATGAACCTAAACACCCTTAAAAAGATTAAGTAGTAATTATCCGCTTGGTTTCCTTGACTTTAGATTTATGAGGTGCTACACTTTTTATATATTCTTTAATCACATTTAAATGAAAACATTTAAAATCACCGAGGAGACAATGATGGAGGTCTTTAATTATTTACTAACAAGACCATACGCAGAAGTAGAGAAGATTATCAACGGGATCAGGGTAACAGCACAGAACGAAATTATTGCTCCCGAAGCACCAGAAGTGCAAAAAGAAGTCAAGAAGAAATAGTTTCTAAGACAATCACATGAAATTCTTTGAAATGCGTAAACGCCAAAGACCAATCCTCCATAAGAGAATATATTTTTTCTTTAAGGTGATTATTAAGGGTGTTATTGTGTTTTTTCACCCCAAAAGATTGATTGTTAGTAGAATAATCAACGACATGAACACAGGTGAGTTTCTTGAGTCGCTAAATGTTTTTGGAGACGAAGACATAAGGAGTATAGCGAAAGACAAACAAATTAGAATTAGAAAGCTCCTTATCGCGGCAACAATAAGGGAGTTGTTATATCGCCATCGTGTTTTAGGAGATGTGGCGTGTATTTATAAAACACCAATGTTTCAAAAAACTGCACAGTCTAAAAATGATTAAACAAACATCAGAAACAATAGAAGGGTTCACATCTACCGAGCAACTCGCCGAGGGGGAGTTTATAGAAGGATACTCAATAACGCTTGGTGTGCAAGATCGTAAGATAGTCCCAGACGATGTTTATGAAATATACAATGATGGATTTCAAGGCAAGGAATATGTAGCCCCAGACGCAATGCCACTATTTGGGGTACATAATTGGGCGAGTTCAACTAGAACATACAACAACTCATTTAATCTGAAACTCACTCAAACAGCACTCAAAGTCGCACTTAAAATTGGGCTGGATTTCGTTGACGCTTGTGGGCACCCATTCCCACAGACATTTGACACAATAATCGTTAAAACTGGCGGAGAAGCAGATAGGAGAATAAAACAGATAAATAACAAAAAAATAAACACAATACGAACAGACAGGATTGAGAGCGAAACAGCTTGGTTTTTACAAACAACCGACTGCAACGCTATTTATTGTGAAAACAATCGGTTGGGAATAGTGAACCCTCCGTTTATGATGTTTGGCTCAACTGGAACAAAATGACCGACAAACAAATACTGGTTTCATTATTTATTATTGGTTGTTCTTCTTGTGCTTTATCACATTATATTGATTATATTCCAATCTCTCTTTTTATCTGTTTATTCGGCGCAATGGCTATTTTATTTTCTTGTGTTAAATTAATACACAATGACTACTGAACAAATACTGAAAGCAGCCATTGAAAAGGCAGAGAAGAATGGCTATGAGGGAATCGTATATGGTACATTCATTCCTGCCTCAGATTGCCTACAATATGCCATCATCTTCTCACACGACTTCGCCAAAGCGTTTTGGGGTGATTCTGGTTGTAGCTGTGGTGTTAAAAGTCATTTTGAAGAACACATCCAACCCTGTAGGTACAAAGGACTATATATCTCTCTTTGGAGATTCCACTTACAACAAATGGTTCTCGAAGAAGACCCTATTAAATATTTAGAACAATTCTTATGAAAAAACTATTAAACACAACGAAGGGGGAACTAACAACCAAGCAATCAAGAAATGGTTGGAGACGTTCTTTCTTAATCAATTAGCAGGCGAAAGACTCACACAATCACAACGCGAAGATGTAAGCGACTACCTAGAAACAGAGTGTGTAAAGTTAGACGAAAGAATAAGGGGATTAAAGATTTATAAACAGTTATTCTTGCTCCTTTTGTCAATTAATATTGTTTTGCTGCTGTTGTTTATTTTAAAATAATTTTCTTGTTTTCGTTAATTCATGTATAATACTCTTATAATCACGCAACTTTTTTTTGATACATGGCAAAAAAGTCATCGCAAACAATTGATGATAAAGTTAGGGCAAAGAATTTAGGTATTGATGTTAAGCTCTATGAGAGAGCTGCCGAACAAACAGAAAGCGAGATCGGTACTTCTTTTACTTTTATGCAACCCAAATGGAAGATTTTGACTTCGTGGCTCAAAGTTTTTAATAACCAAAAAAAAGACACATCGGCAGTCTCTGACCCAATGCTTTTTACGCATTTTCAAACAGTTTTAGCTTCTCTTTACGAAGACAAGCTCAAAGTAAATTTCTCACCACGAGAAAAAGGGGATGTTGAACGAGCAGAAAACCTTAATCCATTATATGAATTTGATGCTATTGATATGGATAAAGCAATAGTTGATTATAAACTAGATTGGAACGCTTTATTTTTTGGGAGAAGTCTCTGTATTATGAACCAGTGGGATAGAAAAAAACTTTGTCCAATCCCAGAAGTAGTAAATATGTTGACTTGGTATCGTGACCCAAACGCTACAAGCGTCAACGGAGACTCACAGGGGAGAGGGGCAATGCGGTTTGGAGGAAGACCCATTTCAATGACGAAAGATGATTTTAATAAAAACAGTGCATATAAAAACACTGCCGAACTTACTGATTCAGAAAACTCACAACAAGAAGAAGCACAACGACAAATAGACGAGGCACAAGGATTTAGTTCTATGGACGATGTAACAGGAGACAATAAGAACTATACGATTATGGAGTGGTACACAAAGATGTTCATGTATGAACCTGACGAAAATGGTGATGATGTTTTAACGATGAAACGACTTCTCGTTGGGTTTCAGAACGGATTGATTGTGAGATTCACCGAACTGAAAGATCAAGACGAGTGGGGGATTATAGACCGAAGCATTTACCCAGACTCTATGAGTTGGGACGGTGCTTGTGTGCCAGCGCTTATTGAGGATAAACAACGAGCAAATGCTCGAATGTTGAACGCTTCATTGTTCAACGTAGAATCAAATTCACATCAAATGTATGTGTATGATTCAACAAAGATTAAGAAATCTTCACACTTAAACTACGGATTCAACAAACACATTCCAATTTCGGGAGATATTACGGGGGCTGTAGCACCAATTCAAAGAAATCAGGTTGGAAACGAGGTGAGTTACATTATGGATAAACTACAAGACCTTGCACAAAGGGCTACGGGGGCAACAGAGATTCAACAAGGGGCTTTATCTGACACGAAACGAACAGCAACAGAAAACGCTATTGTTTCAGAGGGGGCAGACACAAGGTTCTCTCTTTCGGCTAAAATCTTTGGTTGGAGCGAGAAAGCTTTTGCTCGATACTGGTACAAGATGTACAAGATGTACTACACGAAAGCTATTGACGAAAAAGTAATGCGAGTTAATGGATTGATTGGGTTCACATGGAAACCACTCAAGCGAGAAGATATTATTACAACTGCTGACCCAGACATTAAGGTTGAGAGTAAGATGGTAAGTGAGGCACGAAGACTTACGAAGCTACAGAACTTCACCAATGCTTATCCGATATTCGCAAACGACCCAACGACTAATAAAGAGTTCTTGAGCCGAGAATGGGCAACTTTAAATGGCTACGACAGCGTACAAATAAGTATGATGTTTAAGGAAAGTCCTGATAGAATCATTGCAAGAGATGAAAACCTGAAACTTGTTAAGGGTGAGGAAGTAAAAGTAAGTCCGACAGACGATGATTATGTTCATATTGACGAACACCAGAAAGAAGAAAAAGCTGTTGAACACATCAAGGCACATCTCGTAAATCTTACGGGGAAAGCAAAGAATCCTAATGTACAAGAAGAGGTACAAGCAATGCAGCCGATTGAGCAACAAGTACCACAAGAACAAATTGGTCAGATAGATTATTCAGCACCAAGGTCTTTACAATCAGTAAAATGATAGATATTCCACAGCTTACACAAGAACAATACGATGAAGTACAAGAGCTTCGAGGAATGGTTGGGTGGCAACACGTTGTTGACCCGATCACGGTAGGGATTGAAACAAAACAAGCAGCACTTGTAAACTTCGACTGGAAGTTAGACGAAGATGGAAGCTTCAATAAAAAATCTATTATCAAGTACAAAGCAATACAAACAGAATTAATAGATTTAAAACAATTTTTGTCATATCTAGAAGATAGTGATATAATGAAAGAGGTAGAAACAGGAGAAGTCTTCGATTTACCGAAGTAATAGCTATTTGACAGTTCGTCCAATCACAAATGAGGGCTTTATCAGGTCTTTAGAGAGTTTTTTTGTGATTGGAAACACCCTTGAAGACCTGACTGAGTTCTTATACTCAATCGGGTCTTTTTAAGTAGAGAAAAGATCAAGCTAGGGTCGCTCCTAGGATATTTTTTAACCCATATATAACATGGATACAATCAAAAAAGCTGCAACTACTGGTAACGACCTCTCCCCAGAGGAAATAGCCGCTCAAGAACAAGAGCAAAAAAATCAAAATCAGGACGAAGCTCTTAAGCGCCTCTCTAAAGAGAACGAAGAGTTTAAAGCGAAAGAAAAGGAGGCAGAAGAAGCGAAGGCAGCAGAGGAAAAAGCCAAAGCTGACGAGCTTGCTAAGAAAGAGAATCCTGAACAGTTCAATAAAGATCAGATTGTGAGTGAAATCACCGAAAAGATCAAAATGGACGCAGAGAAAGACGCAAAGGTAAACGAAGTCTTGAAGAAATACCCACAACTCGCAGACAAAAAAGATAAAATCGAACAATATCTTAGCGATGATAGTAGAAAAGGTATTCCAGCAGACGAAGTAGTTGCAGGAGCCGTAGGAGTTGACGCACTTATCAAATTGGGTGCAGAGATCGGCAGCGAAGCACTAGCCCAAGCAGAAGCCTCTAAATCTGGCGGTGGGAACGCCACAATCGTACTGAAAACACAGGAGGAGAAAGATGAGCAAAGGCACATGGACTCACTACCTGAACAGTACAAAACCTAATTTATAACTACAAACAAAATGGCAGACTTTAAAGCTATTGGCGATTACGAAACAGTACTCGCAACAATTGCTACAGGAACTGTTGTAGAAGCAGGAGACCTTGTTGAAGTAGACACGGGTATCATTGTGAAAGCAACCGCGACTGGGGCAGCATTAGCGTATGCACCGCAAGGTTCGGCTAGTGGCGAGACAGAAATAGAAATCACAAAAGGTAATGTGGAACTTGTTGGAACATCAAACTTGGCTTTTGCTGTAACCGACAAAGCAGTTCTGTGCGACCTTGTAGGAACAACCACACAACTTATTGATATTGGAACTTCATCGACAGATGTTCTCAAGGTAGCAGCAGACGTAAACGCTGGCACTGCCGCTTCAACAGATGATATTAAAGTATTTATCAATAAACCAATTACTTTCTAAACACAAAACAAGATGGCAGATTTTAGAGCTATTGGAGACTATGAAACCGTCCTAGCGACCATTGATACAGCCACTGTTGTTGAAGCAGGAGATTGTGTTGGTCTTACTAGCGGTATAGTGGTTAAAGCAGTAGCAGGACATACAGCAATAGCATTTGCGCCACAAGGGTCAGCAGATGGAGAAACAGAAATTGAAATCACGAAGGGTTATGTAGCACTTATCGGAACAGCAGATGCAAACTTTGCAGTAACTGATAAAGGACTATATCAAGACTTGAAAGGAACTACGACACAACTTATTGACCTTGGAACATCTACGACAGACGTATTCCAAGTAGCATCTGATAAAGACGCGGGAACAGATGGTTCAACAGACGATGTCAAAGTATTCATCAACAAACCCATTACTTTTTAAAAACTAAACAAAATGGCTACAGCAGACAGCATTATACAAGCGACCAAGGGGATTAAAAAATCCTTTGATACAGGCGCAACTAACGACATTATGAAATGGGTAAATGTACCTTACTTTAATGTTCAAGCAACAAACGAATGGACAGAGATCTTTACAACCACTGAAGGATTCACTGGAATGAAAGAAACTTCTGAACATGGAACACCAGAAATAAACACGCTTGGAGATGGTTACAATGTAACTATTAACCAAAAACGATTTACTAATGCATACGAGACAACTGAGTCAGATATGCAGAAGATGGGAGATAGTACTACTAAGATTGATGTGTTTCTTACTCGACAACGAGATAAGGCATTGAAACAAGCGAGTCTATTCTTCGCACGAGAAATCCATAAGTTTTTGAATTACGCATTTGATACTACTTGTTACGCAGCACCAGATGATGTAGAACTTTGTGGAACTCATACATGGAAATCAGGAGAAACTTTTTCAAATGTTGGAACAGCAGCTTTTGATGAAGAAGCATTTGATGACGCACTTGTAGCAATTTCTGCAATCGAAGATGGAGTAGGAGAAGAAATGCAAGTTATGCCGGACACAATTGTAGTTCGTTACGCATCACCAGCAGCAAAGAAAGCTAAACAACAGTTTACAGAAGGTATGACGCCTACATCAGTAGGAGATATAAATATCTATAAAGGATCTGTAACAGTTATCGAAACACCTTACATTAAACTCGCAAACAGTGCTTACTGGTTCTTGTTTGATACTTCTATGCCTAGTGAGAACCCTCTCTATGCAGGAATGGATAAATTCCCATCATATACCGCCCCTAAAGTCGGTGATAACGAGGCAGTACGCCAAAACATCACAGGATTCTGGGATCAAGGTATTGTAAATATGCCTTATATGATTTGGGGTTCAAACGGAACAACTTAATAATCACTATTCACTGGGGGGTGTAATTCCCCCCTAGAGATTAATTCTTAAAAACTATACAAAATGGCAACGAAAAAAGAATATAAAATATATAATGGTGGAAGTCCATTAACGGTAATCACATCAACTGGAGTGTTGAATTTAGCTAGAAACGGAGGAGCCGCTTCTGCATCAGGACTAATTATGGGAGTTGGTACTTCTGCAAGTCCTGCTACGACATCTGTTGCGGGTTCAATATTTTCAGAATTTAGAACACAGTCTACCGCTACAACGGGGGACTCTCGTAATCTTTATTTGAGACACGAAATTAAAGGAATAAATGGTGGAGGCGAAGCTATTAGGGCTTTTGCTAAAGTTTCTGTTGCCGCAGCAACTTGTCGAGGCGCACATATCTCATTGGATATGGCAGCCGCAGGAACAGTCTCAGGACAGGGTTCTGCTGTAGACGCACAACTTATGCTTGGTGGAGCTGCATATGCAGATAATATCTCAGCATTAAACGTCAATATTTACGGAAACGCTAGTGCAACCGTTACTGGTCGTACAAGTATGATTCGAGGAGTAATTAATGGCGATAGCACCGCTGTTGCAGACATCAACGCAAACGCTTTCTTCCTAGACTTAACTGATGTAACAGCTTCTGCTTCTGGGCTTATCGACACTGATATTACCGCCCTAACTGGATATGGTTCTATGAAGGTTCTTTGTCCAGACGGAACAACTCGATATATTCCTATTACTACTGGCTCATAACATGAAATTATCTATTGAAAATCGGCTTCACATTCCAATGATTCTTCCTGAACAAGGAAACTTCATTACGCTTTCTGTAAAGAAAGAAATTCTCGATAAAATTCAAATCACACAAGAAGAAATAAAGGAGTGTGAAATTGTCGAGAAAGATGGACAAATTACATGGGAAAACACAAAAGAAACAGAAATTGAATTTTCTGAAGTAGAAACAGAGTTGATTAAAAAACAACTCAAGGAGCTAGACGAGAAAGGAACGCTTAAAGACGCTTCATTCTCACTTTATAAACTATTTATTTAATCACACAAAATGACAAACTTTAATCACCAACTTCACGACCTCAATGGAAAACCATCTGAGCAAGGCGAGATACAACAGGAAGACAATAAAGTAATACAACAAAAAATTACTATCCTTCGTTGTGCTAAATTCTCACTTTTAGACCTTGCAAAAACAACAGATGGAATGGAAAACGAACTTAATAGTCCACAGACAATGTACAAAAGGTACAAACTCTGGAACAAGATTAACGAGAAACCAGAAGCAGTTGAACTATCAAAAGAAGAAAAAGAACTCTTGTGTTCACTTCTGCCATATCGTTGGGAAGTTTGGGTTGTCGGACAAATAATGGACTTACTATGAAATACGATGCATTTGCACAATTATTCAGAGAAAAAGCAGTAGGGCAGAACGATTCAACGGCTGTCCCTACTGCCACCATTACTTTATATGCTAATTTGGCGAAATCCATAGTAGCAAGAGCTATTGTAAACAAAGTAAACAGCACTGTAGATTATTTTTCTATGACACAAGACGCTGACCTTGTGGCAGACCAAAGAGAATACCCTTTTCCCAACGATGTACTCAAAAACACAAAGATTGTGGAAGCGTATATTGGGAGTGATTGGCGCAGACTCTACCCAATGGATTTAAGCTCTTATAGACTCTCTGGGAGTGGTGGAGATAAACCTTGGACATCAAGCGCCCCAGAAGAAAACTTTTCTGGTGCTACAACTGATACTGACACAATAGAGGATAATTTCTCAGACACTTATCCGAAATATGACTCAGATGGTCGAGCGATTGTTATTTATTCAGAATCTATTGACACGGTAACAGACGGACTAAAGCTAAGAGGTTCGATTCTGCCAAAGGATTATGTAGACGCTGACTGGATAACAACTGTAGAAATGCAGGTCAGACCAGACACAACAACAGCCGCTATGCCACTACAATCCCATGATGTAATGCTTATGAAGGCGGTCATAGACTACAAAGAGGTAAAAAAGATTCCTTTAACACAATACGAGCTTACTTATAATCAGCAATTAGCAGATATGCTTACTTCATTAAGTGATACAAACGAAGATGAATCGATAGTAGCTACCGTCGAAAGAGACACTAATAATTACTAACATGAAAATATTAGAAGCAAAACAGCAAAGAGATAAAATATTCATTTCAGCCGAAGTGGATGGAGAAACTAGAAATTATCATTTCGCACTAGACAAAACAGCAAACGATATAAAAGTGGAACTAGAAAAGTGCGAAAAAACAATAAAACTAGAAAAAGAACAATGGAAGGCAAACGCAGTCCAAGACGCTCTTGATTCAAAGGTTACAGAAACAATTACAGAACTTCTTACATAATAATATGGAAACATTAAAATCGGCACCGAAAGGGGTATTAAAAGAGAACATCACTATTGTCCACATGGATAAAGATAGTGTTATCAAGGATACTCGTAGAATATCGAACCTTGTCCCAACCGCTGGACTTGCTGGTATTGCTTCGCGGATAAACGGAAGTGGAGCCGAGGCGGCATTTACATATCTTGCTATTGGAATTGGAACAACAGCCGCGGCTGCTGGAAATACAACACTGGAATCTGAGATTACAACAAATGGTGGAGAAAGAGCTGCTGCGGCAGTATCAAGAACAACGACAACGGTTGCAAATGACACGGCGACACTTATAAAAACATGGACGTTTACAGGAGGGTTTGCTGTCACCGAAACAGGGGCGTTTAATGATGGCACAACAGGAACAATACTCAATCGTTCGGTCTTTGCGGCAATCAACGTTGTTTCTACAGACCAAATGCAAGTAACAGTTGACCTAGCCTTCGCCAATGCGTAAAAATGGCAATAACCTATGTAGGAACAGCCCACACACAAAGCGCCTATGGAGCTGTTGGAACCGTGTTCACGCTTGGACGACCAACACTAGGGACTAATGATATATTAATTGTACAGGCGCACGCCCTTCGGGCTGGCGTGAACGTATACAGAACCCCATCATCTATTACGTTTGATTCAACAGAGTTAACACATATAGGGGTAGCTTCTGGGGGAGTTGCTGGGGGTGGTGGAACATCGTTTTATTACTTAATAAATCCGACTGGTGCTGGCGTTATAACGTTCACATACGCCGCCCCTGTTTATGATTTCGCTGGAGATGCGATGATATTTAGTGGTATTCACCAAGTAACACCAATAGGTGAAGTTGGTACTGACTCTCGCTCGGTGGCTAGTTCTGACGACCTAGAAGTGATCCTCACTGATTTATCTACAAATTCGTGGGTGTTTGGTGGTAGTGGTGTTGCGAAAAACAATACAGCTGTTGCGACAACCGTTGATGGATCGAGCGTTTATAATTACGCCTATTCTGCAAGTGCTACGTTTAAACAGTCAATTGCTGGTTCTTATAATAGTTCTTTGGGTGGAGCAGGAACAGATACGGCAACGCACTCTTTTAATCAGACCTGTACTGGTGGAATAGTTGCTTTTGAATTAAGAGCAACAGACAGTGCTTTTCAACAGGGCGTTTCTGAAGCAGTGAATATAACAGAATCAGCGACAACGCAACATCTAGCGAAAAAAACAATAAGCGAGCCAGTTGATATAACAGAATCCACCGTTTCTGCACAGTTTTATCTTAGAAGTATATCAGAAAATGCAACAGTAGCAGACACAATATCAAGGGTTACAAATAAAATGGTTACAGAAGCCGTTAAAATAACACAAACAGTTGCTACTAAGTTCGTAAAAACCATAAACGAAGCCATTAAAGTAACCCAAACAGTGTTTACGAGTTTTATACACGATCAGGATGTTTTGGAATCAATACAAGTAACAGAAACCATAAAAAAATATATCAATGGATTCCCTATTGGAATATGGACAAAAATAGCCAAAAAGACCGCAACTTGGACGGCTACAGCAAAAGAATCTGTGACATGGACAAAGATCGCAAAAATAGCAGCTTCGTGGACAGCTTCTGAAAAACTCACAACAGCGTGGACGATAATTGCTAAAAAGACGGCAACGTGGACAAAGACCCCCAAGAACGAATAGGAGAAATCACTCAAAAAAGGTATAATAATGAAGATTATAAACGTATAACCAACTATGAGGAATTGGCAGCTCGGCGGTATCGCAGACAGTAAAAGAAGCGGAGTAGAGAACTCTAGCTATACTCTTAAAAATTGTGATATTCATTCTGATTTGGGTGTTTTAAAATGTCATGCAGGACTAGAAGACGATGTTGACAGTGGCGATATACCAACAGAAGACATTGTTGCCATTCTTCCAAACGTTGGGAATTATTCGTATGAATTTGGTGGAGCTAAGTGTTGGAGAAGAAACGCTGATGGTGTTTACGCACTACAATCTCCCGTGTTTCATCCGACAGAAGGAAGCGCGATAGTACACGATGCTAAAAAGTTTGGTGGGTATGGATTTTATTCAATGGAGGAGAGCTTAGGAAAACTACCAATTGAAACTTCTTTTTTATTTTCAGCTAAAGATGATGATTTTGGAGATTTGAATTTTTCAAGTTTTCACCCAATGATTGAAATTGAGAATGATTTATATGTTGGGCACGCAAACCAAGTAGCGAAAGTATCACAAACAATAAGCGATGGTACTGGAACAGTTGCTAGTACTGGTACAAACGTAACAGGAACCACAACAGCTTTTAATACAGAAGTGGCTGCTGGTGATAAGATAATTTTTAGAGCTGGTGAATCAGACGAAGAAACACGAGTCGTAACAAGCGTAACAAATGATACAGCACTTGTTATAAATGCTGGTCTTTTGACCCCAGCAAGCGGTGCTAGTTTTAGAATAGAAAAAATGGTGTTTACTGCTGACGCTTTGACGTTGCAGTCTGATTATACAATAGAATCGTTGGGACGAGATGGAAGATATTTAATGATAGGGACACGGAAACAACAACCAACAGCAAATACTACTGCGCTCACGATCTTCACTGGTTATTCAAAGATTTTCAAGTGGGATAAACAAAGCAACCAACCATCTGTTGAACGAGAAATAAAGGAGTTTGGGATTAGTGCTTTCATAGAATATGGAGGAGCATTAATTTTAAATGCTGGAAAAAACGGAATGTTATACAGTTGGGATGGTAGTTTTGCACAGGAATTCAAACGAATTCCAAATAGTCTCGATGAAGATACTTATGTTAAAGCTAACGCATGGAGTTCTTGGAAGGGAATAACATTACTTGGGGTAACGCAAACAGCGGGAACTGGTGGTGTTCACTCGCTTGGATCGTATGATTCAAAATATGCAGATGTGTTTAATTTGCCTTTTTCTATAATCACACCAACAATTAACGCAATAGAATGGATTGGAGCTGATTTAATATTTACATATAAAATAGCTACTGCAAAGAAAATCCAAAAACTATCAACAACGCTTGCTACTGCTGAAACCGAGGGGATGATACAAAGCGTTTTAGATAAAAAAGGTAATAAAGTGGTAACAAGCCCAATTGTTCAATATTCAAGCTATCCTGCTAGTACAGATGTGCAATTATATGCGTCTGTTAATGGAGGGGCTTATGTAGAATTAGATTTAGATAAAACAGTAGAAAACGTTCTTACAAGCAGAAACGTTTTGAACGCGAGAGAGATACAATATAAACTCATACTTACTCCAAACGGAACAAATACCCCCGAAATAGAATACTATGGATGATAAAATAATTCGAGTACCAGAACAAAAAATCGACTTTGTGGCGGTAAGGATTGATGAATTCGAGGGAATAGTTGAAAATCTTGTAAATATTTCTGCGGATTATCAAGCCCTACCTAACGATAGATACATTATAGCTGATACGGCTTGCACGGTCACCTTGCCCGTAATAAATAGAGGGAAGATTATTACTGTTAAAAATACAGCAGCAGCAGGAACTGTCTCCGTAGATGGTGGAGATTATAATATTGACGGAGCAGCAACATATGACATGGCTACTCAATATTACTGGTCAACATTAGTGTTCAATGGAACAGAATGGAATAATGTTTAAAATATGATATAATACAAACAACAATGCCAATAGTACCCAAAAACACATCGCTAGAGGAAAAAAAGAAGCAGGAAACTGCTCAAAGACCAACGCTTCCCACTCGGAAAATAGGGGGAAGAACTGTTGTATTTGATCCTCGAAGACGAGGGGGTACGGGGCTTGGAGGCGAAGCGGGTTCTCCAACAAATATAATGGAAGCTCAAACGGTTCAAGAGATTAGCGATATTGCCAATGCTCAACAAAAAATAGAGACAGAAAAAACCCAAAAGGTTCCTGTGGTTGGTCAACCAGCACCACCACCCACGCCAGTTGAAGCACCAAAAACGATTACACCAGAAGAAGATATTGCCGAGATCACAAGAAAAACAGATAAACAGATTTCAGATATTCAAGCTGAAACAGGAAGAACTACGGCTGATGTTGTTCAAGAAATAGCACAAGTTCGGGCGCAAGGAAAACAAGAGATTGACGCTATTAATTTTGAGAAAGACCTTGAAAAGAAAATGCGTACAGCAGAAAAAGAGGATTTTACTTATGATAAATTTGTGGCGAGTAGTACGGCTATTCGAGATATAGCAGAAAAACAAAATGTGGACATGAACGTGGCAGAAGGTATTTATAATAACCAAGTAACAGCAGCAGCTAAATTAGACCCAGCAGATAAAGAATCTTATGGTCGGATTATTTCACGATATGATACAGAGGGATTTGATCAGAAAGAAGCATACAACGTAGCCATTGCGGAATATGAAAAAGACGGAATAGACGCTGACGATATGACTAAGGCGCATGACGCTGTGAAAAGTCGATATGGAGCTAACTTCGCTGATGAAATGTCAGATGAATATCTTACTAATGTAAGGAAAATATCACCTGAAATTGTACAAGGAGATAGAAAACTAATTGACGCACGAAAACTAGGGAATAGCGTTGCTAGTGGAAAGGGTGGAGCAAGGGAAGCTAACGCATACCTAAAGACCCTGTTTGATATTGGGGTAGAATATGTACCCGATGGAATCAATAAAATACTAGCAAGCAACGCAACAGATGACGCAAAACGACAAGCAAGCGCGTTTGCACAAGATTTCTATTCTGACGTAGAAACGGGTATTGCGCCAAAAGCAATATCGGCAGACGCACAAGATAAAAGATACTTTATTCCAGAAGACCAAGGAGGAATGAACGAAGAAGAACGAAACCAATATCTGACACGAAAAGGACAATTGGCAGCAGCAGGAAGAAAACCAATAGCAGGATTTTCCGCAGACGTTGGGGCTGGTACAGATTATCCAAACTTTGAAAGAAGTGATGTAATTTCTGCAAAAAAGTTCATTAAAGACGAATTTGGAACAAGGTATTTATCGCAAAACCCAGACACGCTTGTTGAGTTCTTAGACGAAATGGAGCTTGGAAAAACACTAGACGACATTGGGGATGATTTCCGAGCGAGACAGGTTTCTGTGGCTACACAAAACGCAGAAATGTATCGACAGTCATTTGAAAACGTTGCTTCAATTATAACAGGGAAGGATAATAAAAAGACGTTTATTGATGCGGCAGATAGACGATTCCAAAAGGGAGACATAACTGGAACAAAAGAGTTCATTAAACTCAACGCTCGGAATAGTGGTGGTGTAGACCAAAGAAACAAAATCGTTGGTGCTGAGTTCACAATGGACTTCCTCAATGACATAGAAGAAGACTTGAGAGAATACGAAGCTGCTGGTGGTAAAATTGGAATCTTCTCTGGTACAAAAGAAGAAATAGCCAAGAGGGTTGGTGTTGTTTTAGACCCAGAACGAAGAAAAATTGCGACAAAGATCGCAGCAGCTATTCAGAACTACAGACGGTCAATGTCTGGGGTTGCCTTTAGTGTCCCAGAATCAGAGGAATATAAAGCTATGTTCCCTGATATTCAAAGCAACCTTGATTTAAACCTAGCGAACCTATCAGCACTTAATGAAGTTATGGCATTACAATTAGAAAATTTCTACTCACTTACTATTGGAAAAACACCATACGAAGCAATATTTAAAGCAAAACCACAAGAAGCTGAAATAGAATTTACTGGAACAGACGCTACAAGCGCAGAACAATACTTGCGAGACAAGAACGCACCAGTAACAGAAGCAAATATTAATTTTTTATTGGAACAAGGTAATGAAAAAAAAAACGCTAAAACCATAGACGTTGATTTTCCAGATCTTAAAGAATCTATAGAGATTGGGTTTAATGGCGATCCAATAGAGCCAGCAGATGTTTTAACTCTTATTCAAAAACACACACAAGACCCTGATATAATTAAAGCGGTTGCCGCAATAACACAGCAAGAATCTAGCCCAACAGGAACAGGGACTATGTTTACAAGGGCTGTTAGCCCAGTAGGAGCTTTGGGATTAGGACAATTAATGCCAGACACGGCAAAAGCAAGGGGGGTAACAAATCCATTTGATCCAGACCAAAACATAAGAGGAACGGTTGAAGAATTTGTAGCATTAGTGAAAAGGTTTGGAGACACAAAACTCGCTCTCGCCTCATATAATCACGGACAAGGGAACGTCAACAAACTACTCACACAAAAAGGCGCGACAACATTTGAGGAAATAGCAGAGTTCCTCCCAGAAGAAACAAAAAACTATGTTGCTCGCATAACTCGGAATTTATCATAATGGTCAACCCTTCTTTGCTTCCAGACAAACCAAAAACGAGTATTCTTGATGGACTTCCTGATAAAGCTACTTGGAATATTCTAGGGCTTCCAAGTGCTTCCCAAGCACCAGAACAAGTAGTTGAAGCAGAAAGAGATTTTGCAACGCAATCTCTCAAGAACTCCACAGGTAACCTTCTGGGGCTTAAACCTACAGAAGTAAAAACTGGTGGCGCAGGGTTTAAACAAGCTCTTAATGAGCGACAAGAAGGCGTGGTGGAACCAACAATTAGGGGTGCTATTAAAGAGACAGGACAAACGCTTTTAGATGCGGTAAAAAATGTTCCATCGAGCGCAAAGAAACTCGTAACTGATATTGGGACAGCAGTAATTAGTCCAATAGAAACCGCTAAATCTCTTGGCGGTCTCGCACTGGGACTTGTACAGAAAATAATTCCAGGGGAGCAGGAATCAGAAAAATACGTTGACGCTCTCGTTCAAAATTATGCAGACAGATTCGGAAGTGTTGAAAAAGCAAAAGAAACATTTGTAAACGACCCAGTGGGGTTCTTGGCTGATACAGCAGGACTTCTTTTGGCTGGTGGTGGTGCTATTAAAGGAGTTGGCGCAGTAACGAAACTAAAAACGCTCTCAAAATTAGGTGGTGCGGTTGCTAAAACTGGTGCAGCCATCGACCCATTAATTGGAGTAGCTAAGATTGGAAAACCTATCGCTAAAGGACTCGTGAAAAGCGCAGAGAAAGGGATTGAGAAGGTTCTCGCACCGACCAAAGAAGTAACAAAAGCTAAAACAGCAAAAGTTATTAAAGAACTCACACAAGAAAAACTCGTGGCTATCTCGAAAGAAGAATTACAAAAACAAATTAAACGGAAGCTAATTGAGGTTGGGAAAGAGTTTGACGATTTCTTTGAAACAACTGGAATTAAAGGAAACACAAAAATACAACCACTTATTGACCTGTTAGAAGACGCAAAAGATAATTTCCGAGTAAAAGGGGTGGTAGTAGAACCAAAATCAATTAAAATCATTGAAGGGCTCCAAGACACCATTAAGCAATTTGGTGACGAACTCCCAAACACAGACCTACGAAGACTAAGACAGATATGGGATAAAACAATTGCAAAAGGGAAAAGATTTGACGTAGCCAAAACAAGCGAAGTATTAGACGAACTCGATTTGAAGAAAATGCTAACTGACTCAATGAGAGACGAGCTAGCCAAAGCAAATCCAAAACTCGCGGTAATAAATAAGAAATTCGCTTTCTATAAGAATGTGGACGACGTACTAGAAGCAACTATTGGACGACAAAAAGGACAAGCTGGTGGATTAGGAAAGAAACTTGCATTTGTCGGTGGTCTCGCTACTGGTCAAGGAGTTATTGGAAAACTGGTAAACGCAACAGCTCTCTCGTCATTTGTTAAAACAATCGAATCTACAGCATGGAGGACGGTAACGTCTGCACTCAAGGTTAAACTCGCTGGCGCACTATCAAATGGAAATAAAGCTCTCATACTAGATATTATGAGACAGATACAAAAATCTAGTCAAAGTGAGACCAAATAGACTCTAAGATAAAGTAGAGCGGAATTCCGATAATACAAGCTATTACTAAATCCATTTATTTTATCATACAAAAAACCGAAAGAATTGCAAGCAAAAACACGTGTATCTATTCCGCCTTCTGACCCCCACACGAGGCAGGGTAGAACTCAAAAAATAGTTGACAAACGCAAACGAAAGATTATTATTGTGGCATGAAGAAACTACTATTCGCTCTCATTATTATTCCAATTACTTGTTTTGGGTATGGTCGCCTAAATCGGTGGGGATGTCGTGTAGAGGGTAGAAAATATCAATGCTATGAAAACGCAGACACGCTCAAACCAGTAGTTAGTGTTAACATGAAAGCGCTACAAATAGCGAGAGAACGAAGGCGAGATGATTCACGATACAGATTTAAAAATGGAAGCGGTTATAGACAATTATATAGGAGGGGAATTGCGAGGAGAAAAAGAAACTAAAAAAACTTTTTTATTTTTCTAAAAGTAGTATAATACCTCTGTTATTTAATATATCATACAATCACATCGCCTTTTACGGGGAATGTGGTTGTTTTTCGTAATCTGCATACCTTTTAACTCATTCTAAAATGACTTCGCAAGAAATTAGCCACAGGGGCAAACCTGTCCAACCATCCAATCCATTACCAGTAAACGATGTTGCACAAGCATCAGATACAACAGCAGTATCAGCAGAAACCGCTACATTTGTAGGAAAAAATGCAGCAGGTGGGACTGGTATTATTTCTTTAGATAAGAAACCTATTTTAAACCTTATTAAAGATAAGGTTGGTTCTTATTGGGGACAAAATAAAGTATGGAGAACAGATGGTAGCGATACAAAGCTCGGAAAAGCAGTATCAGTCACTGAAACAGCTCTATCAGCAGATGTTGTAATTAGAACATCAGGACATGATTTAGAGGAATTATTTGAATCAAGTGGGACGGGGCGATTCGTGATTCGTGTTTTTGACTCGGCAGGAGGAAGTCTTTATGGATGGATAGGAGGAATAGCAGAATCTAGTGATAGTTATACTTTTGATGTTTATAATAGTTCCGCACTCTCAGTACAAAGCTGGGTAGGAACGCTCGCTAGTTTTAATGGAACCCCAGCAGTAGCAGAGATTTATTCTTATGAATCTTCTTTTGCGTGGATTACGGGAACAATATTGACAGAAGAAAAAGGGTATAATAATCAAATAGAAGACATTGATACACTCAAAAACCTTTCTAATGGTCAATATGCTATTGATTATGGAAACTCACGAATTTTATATAAACGAGCTTCAGCAGGAGCAAGTGATACTTGTAATTATACAACTGGTGCGGCTAGTACCGTGGCACTACTAACAGCAGACGTAAACATAGAAAAGGTAGGTGGAACAGCTACAGCCGTTGACGATAGCGCAATGGCAGCAACTCCACCATTTTTACCAGTAGGGGGAGAATATCGAGCTTCTGACACTAGTTATACAGATGGTGACGCAACAGTTCTACAAACAGATGTAAATGGAAAATTAAAATGCGCTATGGACGCAGATATAGAAATAGGTGCAGTAGAGATTAAAGATGGAACTACTGACGCACGACAAACAGTTAGGGTAGATAACGCGACAGCAACAGCTACACCAACAGTAGCTCTTACTGGTGGTATTTACAAAGCAACACTCGACACTTATGCAGATAATGACGCTTCACCAGTACATATGGATGTAAATGGTAAACTGCTTGTTGTTTCTTCAACGGCAGACGCATTACTTGGAACAATAGATGGAGACACAAGCACCCTTGCAGGAGCCATAACTACTGGCAAGATGCAGGTAGATGTTATTACAATGCCAACTGTTACGGTTGATGCAATTGATTTAGATATTAGAGACCTAACATCTGTCAGTGATAGTGTCGAAGTATTACAAGCTACAGGAACAAATCTTCATGCTGTAATCGACAGTGGAGCAATTACCGTTTCTGCTACAGACCTAGATACGCGAGACCTAGTAAATACAGCAGATAGTGTTGCAATTTATGGGTCGGACGATGGAGGGACTACAAATAGAATAATTAAAACAGACGCAGGTGGAGCTATACAAGTTGACCTAGAAGTTGCCAGTGTAGATGTTACAAGTGTTATTCCAGGTGTTGGAGCAACCAATCTAGGAAAAGTAGAAGACGCGGCTCACGCAAGTGGCGATGTAGGTGTTATGGCTTTAGCCGTTGAGAACGAAGACCAAGCAGATTTAAGTACAGGAGATAAAGACTATACTCCAATCGCAGTTACTAAAGAAGGTAATGTAATTGTAAAACAAGAAGGAACGATAGCAGTAACAGAAACTACCCCGATAACTGGGTTTGCTACATCAGCAAAACAGTTAGCAGATGGACATAATGTGGTAGTAACTTCTGCACCATCAACCGTTGTAACAGCTACGGATTTAGATATTAGAAGCCTAGCAAATGCGACAGACAGTGTTTCGATTTATGGTTCAGATGATGGTGGTACAACAAAGACAATAATTAAAACAGATGCTGGGGGAGCAATCCAAATGGATATAGAGGTGGTAGCTCCCACGGTATTTAGGGCAACAGACCTAGACGAAACACCCGCACAGGCAGTTAAAGCCGCATCGGGCGATGTTTATGGTTGGAACTTTTACAATCCAAATGCTTACGATGTGTTCGTTAAATTCTACGATACAGCGCAGGGAAGTACAACGGTTGGCACAACAGCAGTGGTTGAAACAGTACAAGTACCTTCTCTTGGTTCGGTTGTTATTAAACAAGACGCACCAATTCACGCGTTTGCAACAGCAATTACAATAGCGGCTACGCAACTGGTAGCAGATAGTGACACTACAGCAATAGCGAGTGATGTATTCGCTCAAGTTTATTACAAATAATTTTTTAAAAAATGGGATATTCAACTGGCGGGAATGGATTACGGCTTAATCAGACAGTGCCACAAACGGTTATAGATGGTCAACCGACCTTCGATGAAGGATTAAAACTCGGAACAACCCCAACGATCGGAGGGTTTGAAGAAGGGAAAATGTATTACGATTCAACGAATAAAACAGTATCAGCAATGATTGATACAGATGTTACCTTGCAAATAGGGCAAGAAGACCTTATGATTTGTAAGAAACTCTCAGCAGGAGACATATCCAATGGGGACGTGGTTTATATGGCAGGAGCTGATTCTGGTTTTCCAACTATTGAACTTGCTCAAGCTGACGCTTTCTCCACCTCGGTTGTCACGGCAGTCGCTACGCAGGATATAACAAGCGGAAGCACTGGGTTGGTAACAAGGAGGGGACGAGTAAATGATCTAAATACAATTGGTGGAGCAGAGCTTTGGGCAACGGGAGAAGTTTTATATTTATCATCTACGGTAGCAGGGGGACTAACAAACGTAGTCCCAACAAGTACGTCTATAGAAGCTAGGGTAGCAAGGGTCATAACAGTCGATGCTTCTACTGGAGTTCTTTATGTTGATTTATTTAGAACATCAAGACTTACAGATTTAGCCGATGTAACAATCACTTCAAGTCCTACAACTGATGATGTATTAAAATATAATGGTACTGAGTGGGTGAATGGTGTTGGAACGGCGGTATCTGGTTCGGCTGGAATTACGTTTTATCCAGATGATAATGTTAACATTTTGCCGATAGATTCAGAGAATTTATACAATGTCGATTCATTATTAAAAACACCATCTGGTGGTGCAGAGGTGGTAGATCCAATTTCTTGTGCCACCAATACAGTATTTGGAGAAGGGTATCTTTTCAACACGGCTCTAGGAACAACGAAAATAGACGCAGGAGAATGGTCATTTAATATTTATGCCTCTGTTTCATCTGTATTAGGAGGAAGGGAGTCTTACATAACAGGGAACATTTATCACGTTGTTGTGGAAACAGACACGATTACGACAACTGGAACTGGAACTTCACGAACAGCAACAGCTTCTGGTGGGACAATATTTGCATCAGGAGATGCTGATGCAGACATAACTGCTTCTGGTTATGTTCAAACTCCACAAGGGCTTTATCAAATCACAGGATATACTTCCGCAACTGTAGTGACCATTGCAACACCAACTGGATATGGAAATGAATCTGGTGCTGCTTTTTCTACATGGAAATATAAATTTGGTGCAGATACGCCAGAAATAACAAATTTGACAACCGACTATGGTTTATATGCTTTAAAAAGTGTTCAGCCAGAAATTACAATTGCGGCGACAGATAAAATTGCTGGGATAATCTTTGGAACATCTGACAAAACAACAACAGTAAATTTCGTTCACAATGGGACAGCGCATTATTCAAGTTTCACAGCACCGTTGCTTACAAATCATAACGATTTGCCAGCAATACAAGGTGGAGCATCAGATGAGTATTACCACTTAACTTCTGCCGACTATGTAGGAAGTGGAACAGGGGTAATTGCGAGGGTGTCAAGTCCAGTATTTACAACTCCTAATATTGGAGTAGCAACAGGAAGTGTAAGTGGAAACGCTGGGACAGTTTCAAATGGAGTTTATACAACTGATACGGGAACAGTCACGGCAAAGATATTACAAAACGCCGCAGCAGATTTAGGAGCCGCAAATATTGGAATCAATCTTGGAAATACAAATGGAGCGTATGTTACAAACTTAGAAACTGATGGAACAATTACTGCAACAGCAGGATTCGCAGGAAACGTAACTGGAGACGTAACGGGAAGTTCTGGAAGTTGTACTGGTGAGAGTGCTACGGTGGCAACAATCGCTGGTTTAGCACCAAACACCGCTACTACAGAAGCCACGCAGGCAAATATTACAACTTGTGTAAATCTTACATCAGTAGGAACTATTGCGTCTGGGACTTGGCAAGGCACAACCATTGCTATAGCAAATGGTGGTACAGGGCAAACAACTCAACAAGCAGCGTTAGACGCTATAACAGATGCTACGAATGGTGGTGCAGGGACTGTTTTAACAACAGATGGAACAAACGCAAGCTGGACAGCAAATGCGTCTGGAGACATGGTTCTCGCAAGCGTACAATCAGTAACGGGGCTAAAAACCTTTGACACGACAAAGTTAGCAATGAAGGGTTCTGATACAGGAACAACGGCTATTGCTTCGGCAAATGCAAGTGCCACAGACTATACCGCTACATTGCAAGCAGCAACAGGGACTCTTGCCTACACCGCAGACATTACAGGTACTAATTCTGGTACAAATACTGGAGACCAGACAAATATACAAGCAATCTCAGATACAAAAGCAAACTTTGATACAGCTTGTTCAGATGGAAACTTTACCTTTGATGGCGATGCCCCAACAGCTCACGCGGCTTCACACGCCGTAAGTGGTGCTGACACAATATTTCCAGCCGACCCAGGAGCAGACAAATTTCTTAAATGGGACGATGATCCAGGAGCACTTGTTTGGGCAGATGGAGACGGACTAGGAGATATGATTCTAGCCAGCGTACAATCAGTAACAGGGTTAAAAACTTTCGATACAACAAAACTAGCAGTTAAAGGTGGTAGTACGGGAACAACAGCCGTTGCCTCAGCAAATGCTGGAGCTACTGATTACACAGCCACACTACAAGCAGCCGATGGAACCCTAGCTTATACAGCAGACATTACGGGGACAAACTCAGGAACGAACACGGGGGATGAGGTTGTAGCTACTGGTGCAGAACTTGATACAGGAACAGATGATGTCAAATATGCATCAGCTAAAGCTATTAAAGATTCACACAATGTTCCTAGCGTAGTACCAAGCACGGACGGAAATGTTTTAACATCAAACGGAACAGATTGGATTAGCGAAGCCCCAGTAGGAGGATATACAAACCTAACGAGCTTCGTAGATCAAACGGCGTGGAGGGTGTTTTACTCAGACACAGACGGAGATGTAACTGAATTGGCATTTGGCGATTCTGGATCATTTTTAGGAAGTAATGGAGCTTCGGCGGCTCCAACATGGAGTGTTCCAGCAGGATCAGGAGATGTTTCTAAAGTAGGAACACCAGCTTCGGGACAGATTGGGGTTTGGACAGGAGATGGAACAATTAAAGGAGATGTTGATGTAACCTTCGATGATACTGATATGTTGCTTGGAGCAACGGCAGGAACCACAAAACTACAATTCAGAGATGTTGCTGTGTTTATTAACAGTGCTACAGACGGGCATTTAGATTTAGATGCTGATGTGAGTATTGATTTAAATACACCAAGCGTAGTTGTTAGTACAGCTTTAACCGTAACTGGTGGAGGAACGCTAGGAGCCGATGGTATGGATATAGACGATGGAAATGATTATCAGATTAATAATGTATCTGTATTAAACGCAACAACATTAGGAGGTGCTGTATTGGCTTCTTCGCTCACAAGCGTAGGTACTCTTGCCTCATTAGTAGCCACAACAGCAGATATTAATGCTGGTACGGTTGACGCAACTATTGGTGGAACAACACCAGCAGTTGGTACATTTACAACTCTTACGGCAGGAAGCACGGGTTCATTAAACCTTGGTACTGCTTCGTCAGCAACAGGACAAATTATCTTATCAAATTCAACAAACGCAAATACAGTAACTATCCAGCCAGGGGTTTCGGCTGCTAGTGTGGTTTACACCTTGCCTTTAAACTTTGGAGCGGCGGGTACACAACTAACAGACGCAGCAGGTGATGGAACATTAAGTTGGTCTTCTTCTGGAGCGGGCGCTGATGCAGCGCTTTCAAACCTAGCTTCAGTAGCAATAAACACAGCATTGATTCCTGGGGCATATAACACAATCGCTCTAGGTAGTTCGGCACTCGGTTTTTCTGACTTGTTCTTGGGAAATACCTCTGTTATAGATTGGTCAAGTGCGGCTTCTACATCAGACATGACACTTACTCATTCAGCAGAAGTTCTTACCTTTGCTGGCGGTACAGTGGCATTGGGAACCGCAACTGCTACGGGAGGGTTAACGGGAAATATAACAGGAGACTGTACTGGAAGTGCAGGAACGGTCACTAACGCAACACTAACAACAGCTTTGACGGTTAATACTGGAACAGTTGGATTAGTAGGAGCAGGAGCAAACACTTCAGTATTAACTCTTGCAGCAGGAGCTTCTTCAATAGGAGGTTCTAATACAGGAGATTCACAAACATTGGCTGCTGGAGTAAGTGATGTAACAGCTACCTTCACAGAATTAAACTTACTAGACTTGGCTGGACTTACCGCTGGTTATGTGTTGGCAGCAGATGATGCCACAACAACAACATGGAGAGAACTGCTTGGTTCTGAAATAAATAACGATGAAAGCTGGACAGGCGCAACTGATATATCAGGAAAAGCAAATTTGGCTCTTGATAATCTTTCTGGCGTTTCGATTAACGAAACACTTGTATCTGACACTGATATAACAGACGACTTGGGAACTGGTGATGTACGATGGAAAGACGCTTGGATGGCAACACTAAGCTCTGGATTAACAGCAGCTGATACTCTTAAATTAAGGGGTAGAGATGTAGATGGTTCAGCTTATGTAGATATTCTAACAATCACCTCTGCCGACACAGTAACAGCAGACTTGAACGCAATAACAACAATTGGAAGTAATGCAATACTTGATTCTACGTCAACAACTTCAGTTTTAACAACAGTTGGAGCTTTGGCTTCAGGAAGTATAGCAAGCGGCTTTGGAACAATTAATATTGGGACTTCTAACGCTGTTTCTTGTGGAACAGTAGAACTTGGACACGCTTCTGATACTACTTTAGCGAGAAGTGCGGCAGGTGTTCTAACGGTTGAGGATGTAGTAATTCCTTCAATCAGCTCAACGAACACGCTTACGAATAAACGAATTACAGATAGAGTGTGGACATCGGCTGATGATGCCACCCCTGATGTAGACGCAGACGACTACGATGCGGTTACAATAACAGCTCTCACGGCAGCAATCACAGATGTGAATATGTCTGGAACACCAACAAATTTCCAGAAGATAGTATTTAGAATTAAAGATGATGCCGATGCTGGTGGATATGCAATTACTTGGGGTGATGACTTTGAAGATGCAGGCAAGGCACTTCCAATAATTACAGTAGCTGGAAAATTACTGACAGTCGGATTTATTTACAACACCGTAACAGCGAAATTCGGATGTGTGGCAGTGGCTAACGAAACTTGATAAAAGTGCTAGTTTATGCTAGTGTAACGACATGAAAGACACAAAAATCGTTATCGGTATCCCAAATGGAAGCGGTCTGTTTCCAGCAATGACTGTTGAAGCATTACTTAAAATGAAGAAGACAGTACCATGCATGGTATCTATCGTTGAAAGACAGCGGACAGATGTAGCTCGTAACGCTATCGTTAAGATGGCACTAGAAGGTGGAGCAAGTCATGTACTCTTTGTAGATGATGACAACCCACCGCCAGAAGATACTATCGAGAAGTTCTTACAGGACGATAAGGATATTGTCTGTTCTCCAATCCCAACACGAAACCCTAACGAACAAGGGGCGCATGATTTATGCCTGTTTACAGCAGAAGAAGTTAAAGAAGGAAACGGAAAAGGAATGACGATTTACAAGAATATGAACAAACTGAATACATCAGGAAGCCACCTCGTCAAAGTAGACGGATGTGGCATGGGATGTACATTGATTAAAGCAGAAGTATTGGCAAAACTATTTGCTAAGTACGAAGGAAAACCGTTTGAGTACGGTGACACTACATTTACAAAAGACCCAAAGAAACTCAATGTTCAAAGACGAACAATGTCAGAGGATATGGAGTTTATCGAAAGGGCAACAGAAGAAGGTTTTGAGGTATGGTGCGACACGAGAGTTCGTGCTCCACATATCGGCAGAGCAAAAGTATTTCAATTTAATGATTCACACATAGAATAACATGGCAAATTATGCAGTAACAACAGCGGGAACAGCATTAGAGTTTGATACACAATATGCAACATGGAATAATTGTTTCACAATAGATGAAAACCATTTTATTAACTTCTATACTGGAGTAACCACTCATGGATTCGCACAAGCGTTTGCCGTAGACACCTCAACCTGGGCTATAACTACTGCTAATTCTAAATTTGAATTTGATACACAATTTAATCAGCAAAATTCGTGTTGGCAAGTAGACACAAATCATTTCATAAATTTCTGGCAAGGGGGGCCGTTTGCACTTCCTGGCCACTCTGGTCTTGCACAAATATTAGAAGTAGACACCTCAACATGGGCGGTAACCACTGCTGCCACTAGATTAGAATTTGACACCGAGAGTAACGCATATAATTACTGTTGTAAAATAGACACCAATCATTTTATAAACTTTTGGGCTGGTTCTGCTAGTCCATTCCCAAGTTTCACACAAGTATTTGAAGTTGATACTTCAACATGGGCGGTAACAACCGCTAATTCTTCATTAGAATTTGAGTCAAATAATGTTGAAGGAGGTACTTGTTCTTTAGTAGATGCAAACCATGTTATAAGTTTCTGGAATGGAGCAGATAATGATGGATTTACGCAGATATTTGAGATTAATACCACTACATGGGCAGTAACCACAGCAGCAGCTAGTCTTGAATTTGATACAGTATTAGCCTCTGGGAATAGTTGTTTCCAGATTGATGATAATCATGTTATCAACTTTTGGAGAGGAGATGGTGGAGATGGGTTCACTCAAGTATTTACGATAAACACTTCAAATTGGACTGTTACAACTGCTGCCACTAGATTAGAATTTGACACACAAAATTCTCTTAGAAACTCATGTTATCCGGTGGATTCTAATCACTTCATAAGTTTCTGGGCTGGGTTAGATAATGATGGATATACACAAGTATTTGAAGTTGATACTTCAACATGGGCGGTAACAACAACTTCTAGTTGGCTGGAATTTGATACACAATATGGGGTAAACAATTCCTGTTCCACAATTGACACAAGTCACTACATCAACTTCTGGACAGGCGTAGATAATGATGGATTCGCTCAAATTTTCACAGTAGATGTACCAGCACCAGCAGCAACCGACACAGGATTCTTTTTAATGTTTTAAACACACCTAAAAACTAGAACAATCTAGTGTGTAGGCGAGTCATTTTGCTGACTGGGCGAGATCGACCAGATACACACACTTCTTTAGATTCGTTGACGAGTTGTCTGGTGCCTCTTTGAGTGTATATTTGTATCCAGCGATTCACTTTATTATAGACGAATTTTTTCGCGTTAGTCAAATTAAAAGCGTATAATGTCGCTAGATGGAACTCACACCAGAACTCTATGAAAAACTAGGGAAGATGAAGACAGATGAGCTAAAGACTGAAACGCACAAGTATTCTGAAAATATACGCCAGTTTATAGCTGGATTAATCGAAGGAAGAAAAGAAAAAGATGAATAACGAATATAAAGCAGAACTGTATGACAAGGTATATGATCTAAACAAAGACCATAAGAACCCCTATTTCGTGGAACTAGCGCTTGTATTTAAAAGAGAAGCTATGAAAATACGAGCTGAAACAAAAAATAAAACAGATAAAAGTTTGGGTGTTGAAAACGGATGTGCTAAAATAGATGTATGAATAAATTTGAACAAATCTTCGGTTACTTAGGTCAGATCACTTGGAGACTGGGACTCAAGACTCTTTTATACGCTATTCTCTTCGCTTTAGCGATCTTTCTAAGTGTGTTTCTACCAGCACTTCCAACAGACCCATTCCTTATTACAAAAGAAATATTAATTTCTTCTACTAAGCTCGGTATAGCTTCAATCTATCAATTTGTGTTAGTTGTTGCAATGCCTTTTATTATTTCGTTTATTAGAACAGACAAAAAATGAACCCACTCATAAGAGGAATTATAATCTGCCTTGTTGCGTCAATCATTATATTAGGATTGCTATTTATCGGTGCAAAGAAAACAAACGCTTGGTGCGGTGTATCTCCACAAAAAATAAGCTACCAATCACATACTATGTGTAGAGGAATAAAGGATAAGAAGTATTTTGCGTTTTATAGATTACGACATCGACAAATGTTTACTAACCGTTCTATTGGTATAAAGAAAACAATGGGACAATTCAAAAGATAATGTCTACTCCCTCAAACAATGTTCTTAGTGAAAGAATAAAAAACCTAGAAACAACATTAGGAGGGAAAATTGATAGTCTTACAGAAACAGCTAGTAAAGTATTCTCAACAGTAGGTAAACACGATAAGAAGTGGGTATCTCAAACTTGGATAAACAAAATAGGACTTTTCCTTGTAGTCTTTGCCTTACTCGCAAATGTACCACAAGTAGCAGAAATGCTTATTAGGGTTGCAAGAATAAGTTTTATGGCATGAATCTAGGAGAACACGAAGAACGACTCTGTAAAGCCCTAAAAGGGAAGGACGGAGTAGAATCTAGTACTTATTGGACTATTGTACCAGTACCACTAGAAGACGAAAAAGAATTTGAAGAACTTATGACAAAGGTCTATGAGTTTTTAATTTATAAATGGAACATGAAGGAGTGATTATTGTGGATAATCTCTAGTAGAAAGTCCCCCCAAAATATCTCCGACAAACGAATAATCATCCATCGCGCAAAACTCCTGTAACCTAACAGGAACTTCTTCGCAAATATCACAAATCTTAAAAGCCAACCGATCTAATTCCTCTTTATCTTCTGCTTTTTTGTGTTTATTATCTGCTAATTTACATTCAACCCTATTTAGCTCTGTATTCGCTTCTAACAGTTTTTGATACAAAACATCATAATCTACCATTAGTTCGTTTCTAACCTCACTAGCCGAAGCGTAGGCACGTTCTAATCTCTTGCTTTGTGTATTGTTTGCCATAGCAAGCCCAATAAGACCAGTAATTATAACGAAGACGGTGATTGTTAAGTATTTTTTCATGACACAATATGATATAAAGAAAAGAGAAGCATTCCAATAACAACCATAATTGCAACCCATTCGTGTGGTTGAAGTTTGTTAGATAGTTTAAGGTCTTTTTGTTTTTCTTTTTGGTAACTCATGCCTAAATCATACCACAGAACAAAACTAAAGTCAAGTGTTTGTCAAGGGGAAATTACTTCACCTCCAGTCCATAAAGTATATATGTGCTCATTAACTTTCTAATAGTGTTTGGGTTAAGCGGTGCTTCGCCATTACCGTTCCATTTTTGCCCCCAAGTATTTTCCATAAACGGAGTCAGTAGCCAGACAAGTGTTTTGTACCACCAGATTTTAGGAATGTGGAAGGCGTGTCCCCCCCTTCTTTTCTTTCCAGATACTTGCCAGTATCCAGCCGAATCAATGTAGTTATCAAAGCAGGTACTTCCTGTGTACGTTGGATGTCCTTTAGCCAACCACTCAGACATTGTTTTAAGGTCTTTATCTATTTTAGAGTATCCATGAAATGTAACATACCCAGTAATAGATTTCCCATCTGGGTCGTAGTCTTTAAATTTAGTCCTATTATCAATAACCGCCTGTAGTGCGTTTTGGAGCGTGTCCCCTTTCTCAGCTATATCCCAGACATCGTTTGAATCAACCATTCCGTTTCTCCTATTCTGTTGGAAGTTGATTAGTTGTTGTGGATCAACATCTATAAACCTATGAAGTTTCCTAACAAGCATAGACTCTATAAGAGAAGCCATAGCATAAGAAGTACAAAAATTAGTTTGTCCTTGGTCTTTAGCTGGGTTAGCAGATAAATCCATTCTCCCGTCTCCTTTAGGGAATAGTATTTGAGACACTTTAATTTTGTCTGTCGTATAGTCTCTCTCGTCTGGCTCGTCAAAAGCCCCTGGTTTTCTATGACCAATTATAAGATGCCAGAGTTCGCGGAAATATTCAATCATCTGTTATTGTTGAGGAATAAGGTAGGAATGAAAACGTGATGAATTCTTGTCCTTTATTTACTTCAATTTTCTCTGCTATTATACGAAAAATTCTACGATCATCAAACCCATATTTCTTTTGCAAAACGTCTTGAAAGCTCTTAATACAGTTATCAACATCGTTTAACTTACTCGATAACCCAAAAAGATAATGCATCTCTATCCTCCCTTCTGGGATTTTAAGTGGTGGTAACTTATATAGAAACTCCTCCTCATACGCCTTGTATTCTGGGGTCTTAAATCGCCTTCCTTGCCATGCTCTATTGGAAGACAGGGCTTTAACGTCAATAGTTGTCATATCCTTCATATTCTATTGATTTCTAGGAATTTTACAAATAAGTAATGGTTTTATCCATGTTTATTGTTTGGGGTTACGTTTTCTTTCTAGTGTTTCCCAAGTGAAACTACAATTCTTTCTCGGATAACAATATAGATGGTCGGATTCTACCTTCTCCGACCCCTCTGTGCTATCGAGTCCGCAAATTTCGCATTTCATGTTAGTCCCTATTGGGTGGGTTAGTCCATTGTTCTGCTATAGCTTTCGCAATGCCTAGGAATGTTTTACTTCTATTCTTCTGTCTCTCTTTTCCCCCTTTGTTGAACCAATTCCCTGCAATTTTTGTACTTTCTGGTTTTTCTAAAACATTGGTTGGGACGAGGGGCGGTAAGTTTTTAAGCCATAGGCATGTTTTCTTTTTAAATGGATGTCCGAAGTGATATGGTTCTATGGTTTGGTCATATTTCCTAATCCCGAATGCTCGACTTTGAACTGGGTTTTCTACTGCTATCTTCTCGATTGGAGCATTGAGTAGTTTCATAAATAACACTTTTGACTCCATCCCTTTCCCAAGTCTCTCCTGATCCAACACCCCTTTTGGGTATAGAAATCTTGCTCCTGCATTTGACAAATAAGTACACGGAGGGTGTGCAATCATCATGTCCCAACCATCGTCTAGGTGTTCTAGAACATCGCCCTGAATATGCCATTCTGGGTGTCCGCCGCTACACGGAAGTAAGTCGCACGAATATGCCTCGTGTCCAAGCTTCCTTAGCTCAATCGTTACCGCTTGGCTTTCTTCACAGGCAACTAATATCTTCATTTTATCATTACTCATTATTGGGTGGGTTAGTTATTAATGTCTAAACTCTGGTTTTATTCTTATTAGCTTTTTTTGTTGTAATAGTGTTTTGTTGCATATCATTCCAATATTTTATATGTTCTTTTATTGGACTCCATCCAAAAGTTACGGATTTGTGAAGAGCCCCAGAGATAACTATTTCTCCAATGTGCTCTGACATATCTACTTTTACATTCGGAGTTCCCCAAGGGAGAATTGAACGGCTTGCTGTTATTTTCATGGTTGTCCCTATTGGGTGGGTTAGTTATTAAGTTCAGGATTTTCAAATATGTTACCAAGCACGAACCCCCCTACTTCTTCTGATAACAAGGACGGCAAATCGTCGTTCACCGCCCACCAACCAGCAAACTCGTTATCCCATCTAACTGGCTTGTAGCACTTAATTGGTTCTCCGTCCAAATTCAGTCTTTCGTGGAAAATAACATCACCCTCATAAATCTCTTTTCCGTTTTTGTCTTTGAGTCCTGTGTATTGCATGATTAAAAGCTCTTCAATAAGCGCGTTTCCAACCACCACTAAAACGGTTTTTCCATTTGGTTTTGTAAGTTCAACGGTACAATCAAAAATCTTACCATACTTCCATCCTATTTCTACAACAGGACACATCTTTCCTTTATAAACAGCGCGATACCTTATTTCCTTGTTGCCGATTTTTTCTTCTGCCATTTTATCTACTCATTTTACTTCTGAGCTGGAAGGTTCTTAAAAATTAGATTAGATGGTGGAAAGTCACATCTTTTTAGTTTGCTATTGTTCCAATTCATAATAGGAATACCACCTTTTTCTATACACATTCCTTTTGGGGATATTTGTGTCTCTATTGTACATCCCGTTAAAACTAATCCGATGCCGATAATTATTATTGTTTTCATGTTGTATCCCGTGATACGGGGTTGTTAAATAGTGCGCCTGATATTGCCGAAAGTGCTATTAGTAATATTTTTTTCATGATGTTTTTGTGATTAGTTGTACCTGTGTTTTTCCTGTAACATTACAGATTTCTCCAGACATTGTGAGGCAACCAGCTTTGTAACACTTCACGCATACATCACAGGACTCTGCCATACACTTGTTCATTTCCTCGCCATCTTGGTAGCTTGCTTTTACATCGCCACCACAACAACAGCATTTATTGATTATAGTTATTTTGTTTTTCATATTGTATCCCGTGATACGGGGTTAGGAATTATTTTTTAATTTTAATCGTTCTTCCGAGTTCTTTGCACACTTCGTCCATTGTTAGTTCTTCTGAAACATCCTCTTTTTCTTTGAATTTTAATTCTCCGTCTAAACAAACTGGTTCTTGGTGCTTCTCTCTTTTTGCTTCAATCGAAACACAAAGTATTGAATTATACACACAACAAAACGCATAATAAAGGATGTTCCCGGCGTTGATGTCCCCAGCGTTGATGTCCCCAGCGTTGATGTCCCCAGCGTTGATGTTCCTAGCGTTGATGTTCCAAGCGTTGATGTTCCTAGCGTTGATGTTCCAAGCGTTGATGTTCCTAGCGTTGATGTTCCTAGCGTTGATGTTCCAAGCGTTGATGTTCCTAGCGTTGATGTCCCCAGCAACAATTATTTTTGCTTTTATGGAAATTGAACATTCAAAAGTAACGGATTCTTTTATATTCAGAACACCATCTTTGATGTCCTTTTCTACTGCCGATTGTGATTTATAGACTTTCATAGTAGTAATAATTAGTAATTAGTTTAAAGGGTTTTATCTACTTGTTTGGTGAGGAGGGTTTTGAGTATTGAGTTTGCATCAAAAACACCAGTGCTTGTTTCTTCAATCGTCTTCTCTACCTCCTCAATTCTGATAAAGCCAACTTTAAGCGCATTTTTAAAATCATCTATCGACCATGTTATTCCATCATTCCCTATGTCATCATTCCCAAATAATTCTTTAGCAATATCTTTTATAAACTCGTTAGCCTTGGTTGCCTCTGTTTTGGGTAGGTAGTCACTAAAAAACTCACATATTGCGTCTTCAACTATTTCTTGTACTTCTTCCATATTTAAAGTGTCATAATCGTCACACCCTCTGGCTCGAAGCCAAGTGGCTACTTTAGATTTCATTAGAGCTTTCTCCCTCAATGTTTCCGGTTTTTTTTTAGTCATTCTTTAGTAAAGGTTAGTTTTACGAGTTCCACTTTAGCGTCTAAGATTATTTCTGGTTCTTTCATTTTCTACCCTTCAAACCTTTTTTTATGGAAATCTATTTTGTCTGGGGTGGTGATGAAGTGCTTTTCAATCATAAGATGTTTGTTTTGGCTTTCTCGAACGAGGTGAGTGACCTACACATACTCACGTTCTCAAGTCCTATGTTTTTTTGTGCCTTCTATCGAAGAAATTCTCGCCTAGCTGTCTCTACTGCTTCTTGGAATATCATATAATCAGGGTCAAAGTACGACATCATTTCTCTTGTGGTAGCAGAAGCTCTTTTTCCGTCTTCTCCTTTACTATCTGTTTTAGCGTAAGCCTTGGCGAGTTCTGTTTTTACTTGGGAATCTATGGCGCGGAAATCTGCCTCAGCTTCAGCAAGTTTCTTTTCTGCCTTTCCATAGTTCTCAACTGCTGATCTGTATTCATCATCAATGTTCATTTGTGTCTCGGTTCTGGATAAAAGTCAAATGCTAAAAGTCGTTCTATCTCTTTGTCTATCTCGGAAATTCGTTTCTTAGCGTCTGAAACTAGATCGCTGTGATATTTATAAAAATTACTTCCTAGTCTTTCTTGTAGAAGAAACATTTTCTCTTTTGCAAGTCCGTCAACAGCAATTTCAAGTGCGTTCATATTAAAGATGATTGGTGCATACGAGATAAATTAAAATCTTCTAGGGGTGGGGTGTTGTTATTGTAGTATTCCATTAAAAGCGTCATTGCTATTTTTCTGGAGTCGTAGTCAAAGTAATATATTCCGTTTTTATATGTATAGTTGATTTGCCATTGCTTTCTCATTTCTGAGAGTCTGGCGGGGAATCTGCCAATACACATTGAGTAGAAGTAATTAGATTCAACCTCTGTGTGGTTGGCAATTACACTAAGTAGCTGTTTCTTTTGTTTAGAGATTTTCATTTTAAAATGGTGATGAACTAGGTTCTTCTTTCTTCTCCTCCTTCTGAAACGTATTAACTTCTAAATAGTGTGTCGTTCCTCCTTTTGATGGTTCTTTTCGTTTCTTGACATCTATATTAACCCAACCATCTTTTAGGTTCTCCTGTAGCCTTTTAACATCTTCTTCTGTAAGAGACAGCTTCATCATGTTACCAAACTTGGTTTCTACTACTCTACCGTTACCGCAATAAATCTTCGTGTCCATTATTATAAAAGTTAGTAATTAATAGATTTGTGTATTTCTTTTATCATTTCCTTTCCTTTTTTTAGCCCCTCTTTTAGCTTCTCAAACTTCTCTTTGTCTGGGTATATTCTAAAGGTTATTAGAGAACATTCAAAGTTTGGATTATAGAAAGAAAGATCCCACCATTTCCGCTTTGATAAAAAGAGACACATTTGTACTTGCCATATATATTTAGAGTTTATAGCGTTCTCTCCGTTTAGTATCATCTCAAAGTGTGCTTTGTCGTCCTCTGATTTATATTCGTTCCCCCCTTCTTTTTCAACAAGTCCGTCAGGGGAATATCCAGTATATTCGTCAATCTCCACAAACCCGACCTCAACAACCGTATTCCCAGTTTCGAGTTCGTACATATCACGAGCGATTGGCTCTAATTCGTTTCCGCGCTCCATGTGCTTGTTTGTGTAATTGTCGTTCTCTCCGCTTGAATAGTAGCTAGACATTAGGTCAAGAATATATGTACCAAGCCCCTTCCCACAATTCCCTATTGCTTGGGCGTGTGAGGCGGTCATTTTACCTTTGCGGATTTCAAACCACTCAGGAGACTGTTGCTCGCAATTATGAACTTTCATTGTAGTTGTTTTAAAAGATTCTGAACACCTCTTCCGTCTTTTATTCCTTTTCCAGAATGCCATCCAGAATAAGGAAACAGGGTAATTAGGCTTCTCTTATATACGAATTGAATTTTTGTGTTGTCCTCGTGGACAATGTCAATCCCCAATTTCTCAAGCCCTTCTTTTGCGTGGCTTATTCGCAATGGCTCTAGTTCGTTTTGCCGTTCAATGTCAAGCCTAGTCATCTGTTAGTTGTGCTTTACGAATAGAAACAGCTTTATCAAACTCTTTTCCTTTTCCTTTCCCTTTGTTTTTTTGGTAATAATTCTTGAGTTCTTCTACTGTATTTATTTTATCAAGTGCCTGTTTCCAAGAAACACTTTCAACCGTTGGTCTGACTCGAATACAATCTATATCCTCTTTTGTTCGCTTGTCTCGGATATTATCTACAAATAATTGTATCTTACCACCGTCACTATCTTCCATGAACTTAATACCTATTACTTTTAATATGGTCTGTGCGTTCGTCTGGTTACATATAAACGGTTTTACGTCCTCCTCGAACCTTATTACCCTTTTGGCTTCCTCCGTGTTTGTAATGGGGTTCTTGACCTTTTCCCATTTCGCGGATTTGATCGTTAGAATAATATCGTCACCATTTGGCAAATCCCAGTGTCCGAGATAGTTTTTATTTGGACTCTGTAGCCAGTGGGTTTTTTCATTAGTGTTCATGCTGTGTTTTGGTTATTTTTTCTAAGCTCTTCTGAGTTAATATCTACTAAATATCCAAGTGTTTCTACTACCCTTCCTTTTATTAAAGTATAAGAAGGTGGAACCGCTCTATATTCTGGTTTCATATTGATTTCATAGTTTTAAAAAGATTGATCCAATATCCGCAAACTGCTTTTTTGTAAAAGTCTCTGTCCCATTTCTTTTCCCAGTCTGTCATAAAATATCCAGAGATAGCCGCTAGTGGTGTTATAATTAACATAAACGGAAGAACGATTATTTGTTTAACGATGTTTAGTGTCTTCATTCTGGTTGGGTGTTAAATTCTTCTTTATAATATCTCCCCCACATCTCTTCTTGTTCTGCTTCTATAGCAGATTTTGTGTCTTGCTCCATATCCTGAAGCGTGTCGAGATCGTCTAAATGGTAACCTATTTGTAATTGTGAACAAGAGATAATCCATGTAGTTTTTTCTTCTTCTTGAACTCTGATAAACAGACCTCTATTCCGTCTTCCCATCTGTCTCTACAGAGTCCGTCAAACGACTCAAAGGAAGCGTCTGTCATATTAACTATTTCTTGCCAATCCTTTTGTTTTTTATCTGGTTCGGCACGATACTGTTCTGGTGATTTAATCATCTATTGTTTTTGTGTTATAAAACTCGTCTAATTCTTTGTCGAACTCTCCATTCACCATATAATCTTTGAAGTTCCCACAAAGCCACTCGTTCCATGCATCTGGAAACATATCATCTAGGCAACTTGGATTATCACTCCAAAACAATTCGTCTGATCGCTTCCAGTTATATGCGGCTTCAAATATTTCTTCCATAACATCATCAGGTATTTTTTCGGGATCATATTTAATTGTTTTCATGCTATGGTTAGGATAAATTTTTCTTCGTAGATTCTCTCTAAATACATTTGACTAATTTCTTCTGCTTCTCTAAGGATTCTTTTATTTGCTTCTTCTAACTGCCGATTACGTTCTGTGTTTTCCATTGGTGAAAGATTAACTGAGCCAAGCGTACTCTTGATTTGTTCACCTGTCAATATAATTCTATTGCGCGAATCCAGCGTTTGTGTTGTAAAACATTTGACATTCGGTGGCTGTAGTGCTAGTATTCGATCAGCCCTCAATAAATGATTCCATTGTGAAAGATTGTGTATTTAAGTTGGGGGTTGGAAAGCTTATTTTCCCCGAAATTCCCATAGTGGGTTTTTTGGGGTTGACTTTGAAATTCGTTCTGTCATAATTCCGTTGTCCCGCACCTTTGACGAAAGAGCGGGGGTAACTCGGTCGACCCTATAGAACCTCCCCGCCCACTACAGATGAAAGACTCTGCACAGGGGAACGTTCTCATCTTCCTTACCCTTTATGGGTAAGATATAAAAGCTCCTTCGGGAGCTTTTTGCTTGACTTTTTTAAATTCTTCCTATATAATTCTTTTGTCCTCGTTGGGGAGTCATCCCTATCACCGTACCTACTAGCAAGGAATCGGGAACAATGAGGGCGCTCTTTGTCAGAAATCTGTCTACTGAAGGGAACTGGTGCGTACCCAATAAATGTACAACAAACAACCCTGACCCGCCAAGTAGCTACTATAAAAAGGCGAAGACGGTAGATGGTTTTCTGATCGAGAATGATCAGATGATTGGTTTTGAACTCAATGAACTCGTGTTTTGGACTGGGGTGTCCCCAATCGCTCACGGGTTCTTTGAAAAATGCATAAATGCAATGTGCATAGTTCTTAGTTCACAGTGAATCCACTATTTATTACAAACGCTAAATAGTAAACACATGAAAAAGCACATAGTCAACTACTTGAAACACTTTAATAAATGTCCTGACGATGTTT